ATACAAGCAAGCCCGTCAGACATACGCTAGATTGTCTAAGCCTGTAGATCAACTTGAAACTATTGCTAATATTGCCGATAAATCTACTAGAAACAAAGATTCGGCTCTTTTGTTAAATAGATTTTCTAATGAACTAGAAAAAGCCAAAAAAGAAAATTTGTTGTCAAATCGACAATTATCTAGGTTACAAGCTATTAAAGACGATATGTTGCGTGTTGATTTTGCTAACGAAGCTGGTCGTGGCGTAGGTTCTAATACCATGCAAAACCTTGCTTATAACAATATGCTTCAAGAAGTAAACCTTCCTAACCTTCTCAGAAGGCGTGGCATGGCTGAAACTGTTGGCAATATTGGGGCTAGAGTTAAAGATGTAGCTTATGGAAGTATGAATAAACGCTTAACTAACGAAATGGCTGAAACATTACTTGATCCTAGAAAAGCTGCCGCATTAATGAAATTAGCTGGAAAACGACCATTAGAAGCCCAAGTTCCTACTGAGCAATCAAACTTGGCTAAGTTATTATTTACACAAGGCGGCATTAATGCAGTAAACGCTATAAGAGGAAATTCAAATGAGTAGAAATGGAGCGGGAACTTACAATCTCCCAGCAGGAAACCCAGTAGTAACTGGTACAACTATTAGTACAACTTGGGCTAATAGCACATTAACCGATATGGCATCTGCATTAACGGGTTCTATAGCTGCTGATGGTCAAACACCCGTTACTGGCAATATACAAATGAGTAGCAACAAAATCACAAGTTTGGGTACTCCTACTGCTGCTTATGATGCCACCACTAAAACTTATGTAGATACAGCTATTACAACAGCTACTGGTGCTTTGGGTACTATGGCTACTCAAAATGCTAATAATGTTGCAATTACTGGTGGCACAATTACAGGTCTTTCTAGTGCTTTGCCAGTTGCTTCAGGTGGTACAGGTGTAACTACTTCTACTGGTAGCGGTGCTAATGTATTGGGTACAGGCCCATCTATTTCAGGTGCTGTTTTGTCATCTATGGCTAGTAGCGTCATTACTAGCGGTACTTCTGTAGCTTCTACAAGTGGAACAAGCATTGACTTTACTAGCATCCCTAGTTGGGTAAAACGGATTACTGTAATGTTTAATGGTGTTTCTACCAACAGTACAAGTAATGTACAAGTTCAACTCGGTGCAGGTTCTGTAACCACAACAGGATATAAATGGATTGGTGCATTTGTATATTCTACTGTAGGCTCAGGAACTGCAACAACTGGTTTTAATATTGATATCGGAACAAGCGGTAGCGGAACTTATACTCGTTATGGTTTATTAACAATTACTCTTTTGGGTTCTAATAATTGGGTATCTTCCTATACAGGCGGAAATGATGCTTTAGGTGGAATTTTTCATGGTGGTGGTGGTTCTATTGGTTTAAGTGGAGCACTAGACCGAGTCCGCATTACCACAGTAAACGGCACAGATACTTTTGACGCTGGTTCAATCAATATTCTTTACGAGTAAACCATGAACAGAATAGAAACTAATGTAACTACTGGTAATACCCAAGTTATTGAATTGACTGCACAAGAAGTAGAGCAAGCACAAGCAATGTACGCCCAATGGGAGTTAGATGAAGCCAAGCGTAAAGCTGAATTGCCTGCTGTTATTGCTAAACAAATTGCCAACTTACAAACACAACTTGATGAATTGAAAGGTTAATATGAACTTTACATTTACATGGATACTAGACAAGTTTGGTTTTCAGCCTAAAGTTGAAACCTTTGATTTTCCATTTACAAAAAAGCCTGTTGCTAAGAAAGCTACAAAAGTAGCCGCCAAGAAAACTACTCGCAAACCTAAAGCAAAGTAAATCGTGGAACTTGACCCAATAAAATTTGGCATTACGATACAAAAAGTTGAGGCTATGGAATCTGAGGTAGCTGAACTGCGTAAGGATGTTAAACAACTTCTTGAATTAGCCAACAAGGGTCGTGGTGGCCTGTGGGCTGGCATGATGGTTATATCTGCTATATCTGCCTTCATAGGCTTTCTAAGCCAATACATTACAAGCAAATGATTAAAAGTAGGACAATGATATTTTCCCTTGCGTTAATCGTATTTGGCGCATTATTTGATAATTTCTCCTATGTTCAAAATATTATTGACCCTCGATTCTATGGTGTTAGCCTTGTTGTTATTGGCATTATTGTGGCTGTACTGCGCTTTTTAACTACGCAGCCTTTGGAAGATAAATGATTGATTACTTCAAAATTGGCGTTCTTGCTGTATCTGTGCTTTTTTCTTTCGCTACTGGCTGGGCTATGCGCAATCGTGATTTCAATGATTACAAGAAAGAAGTCGCTACCCTTGCAGCAACCCAAGAAGAAAAAGTTAAATCCATTCGGTCACAACAGGAACTCGTAAATAAAGGAATCCAAAATGAATATGATGCGAAACTTGCTGCTGTGCGGAATTATTATAAGTCTACAAGCGTGTGGAACAACAATGGTGGCAGTAAAACAAGCGGACTTTCCACAGCCCCCAGCCTCGCTGATGTTGCAACCGCCTACAATGTACTTGCTGGACAATGCGCTGAAACCACAACCCAAACCATAGCCTTGCAATCTTGGATTAAAGAGCAAATAGGCATTAAATGACGCTTGACCAGTTAGATAAGTTGGGACTAGACCACAAATGGCTAGAGCCTTTGAACGAAACCTTTGAGAAGTACGAGATCAACACTTCAAAGCGTCAAGCCTGTTTTATTGGTCAATGTATGCACGAATCAGGCGGGTTCAAGATTCTTCAAGAAAACCTTAATTATTCTGCTCTTACCTTAACGCGGACTTGGCCCTCACGCTTTCCTGATCTAGATATTGCAGATAAATACGCCCATAACCCTGAACTGATAGCCAGTAAGGTCTATGCAGGTCGGATGGGAAACACCACACCTGAAGAAGCTGGCAAATATATTGGGCGAGGTCTTATACAGCTAACAGGCAAGGAAAACTATGCAAACTGCGGACTTGGTCTTGGTGTGGATTTGCTTGGGCATCCTGATTGGCTGGCTACTCCTAAATATGCGGCTCTGAGTGCAGGCTGGTACTGGCACAAGAAAAACCTTAATGCGCTGGTCGATGATATTGAAACCATGACCAAACGCATTAACGGGGGAACTATCGGTTTAGATGACCGTAAAGCCAAAATAAATATGGCCCTAAACGCTTTAGCCTAGAGTTCTCCAAAAGCTGTATGCAAACACAGCTAGAAACAATACACCCCCACAGAACGCACCAAAACCGCTGAAATCAGACTGTTCGGGTCTTTGTATGGCAGTAGCATAGTCAGCATCTTTAAACGCCTCTGAAGCCGATTTATAGGTCTTGCCAACCATTCCTCTTGATCTTGTGCTCATTTTTGTAGCTCCATAGCTTTATTAAATTTTTCTTTCCAATATTTTATTTCTTCTTGTTGTTTTAAAAGTTCAAGCCTCAATAATTCGTAATGAGTTTTATATCCATGAACTCTTAAAGAATTTATTTCAGTTTGTTGCTGGCGCAGCATATCTACTACCCATTTTCTAGCAAGCCCATCCTGAATCCAATTGACATCGTTTTCTAATTCATTAGCTAGTTCATTAGCGTTCATAGCAGATACCATTCCCTTTCTTGGCGATTAGAATCGCTTTTAACAGTCTTGCCAGTTAAGCCAATAAGCCCATTGCGTTCCAATTCAGTCAATCGTCTAGCTACTTGACCGTGATGCAACCCTGATCTTTTGGCGATTAAAGTCTTGCCTGCTGGCGAAACTTTTAAAGCCTCAATGATTAAAGCGTAGTGAGCCGATGGGTTAATTGAGTTAGCTGCAAGGTGTGATGTGTACGGATCGCTCTTTCTAGCTTGGGTATGCGGATCATAGCTAATGATGTAATCACCGTTTTTAGCCATTTCGTAATCGGTCATTTGTTTCATTGCAGCACTCTTGGGGACATTGGTGTTGGTGGGGACATAGGCACGGTATAACCTGTATTGCCTACAACGCTTTGGGTATACCCGTTAGGTGTCGTAATAACAACCTGATTAGGGTACATTGTCGCGGTTTGAGTAGTTACCCCCGCTGAGTTTACAAACTGCGCTGTATTGCCCTGTATCTGAACCGTACCCACATTGTAGCCACGGGCATCGGTCATAGGATAAGACTGCGCTTTAGCTGGTACACCGTATGCAAACATACAACCTAACAAAGCCCCAAGTAAACAACTTCCAATAAAGTCTTTCATTTTGATTCCTTAGTAGGGTGGCAGGCCAAAGTCTTTTTAGTCTGAAATCTCTAAGAGCCATAGAGCTGAATAGTGTCGATGGCCTGCCGTTGAAAATGGGAGTTAAACTTTAAAATCGTCTAGTGCAAAAGACTTGAACAAGTCCACCATTCTTAAGATGTCTTTGTGAGGCATTGCTTTGCCAGTAGCATCTTTAACTATGTCACAAATATCTTCTACTTGTGATTGGGTGATTTCATAACCATCAGGAGTAGTCCAAACATACTCTGCGTAACCTTCTTTAGTGATTCCTAGTTTCATTTGATGCTCCTTTTTCTATTTCACTTTTCTAAAAAGTATGCCCCGTAGGGCGGTTAATTATTTAATAAATTTTAAATCCGAAAATTTGCCTTTCCAACCTTTTGTTAAGGAAGGGTCATATTCGTTAGCTGGCAATAAAACTATGCTTGATGCACCTTTGCCAATAACTTCAACGATAGTGCCTACAGGCCAGTAACCTGATGTTTTGTAACTGACAAGATTGTTACAGCTCATACCTGCACCATAACATTTAGTTAAGATTGCTTTTCTGATTAAACGCATTTTGCTTTCCTTTTTCTATCTCACTCGTTATTGAGTGATACCAGTTTAGTTAAGCCAACTTAACAATGCAAGGGTTATTTGTCTAAGGAAAACCCTAAGATGCAAAAAAACAACAGGGCTGTATTTGGCAGTTACTAGCTGTTAGACGGAAAGCCGCAAAAATCCTAACTTACTGCATCCTACATTGGCGGCTTAACGCCCTTTTTATGTTCTTCCTTGATTCAAATAACAATTTTCTTTAGACCAAGGCATTTGATTATCGTATCTTGATATTGTCATACCTTTTTCAATTTCGCCAAAATCTTTTAAAAATTCATTGAAATCTTCCCAACGGGGATCGTACTCATGGCAAACCTTATGAAATCCTTTTCTCCAACCTTCAAAACAACAACTTTTAATTTTTACTAAGGATTTATATATGGGCGTGTTTTCTTTTCCATTGACTGAATGAGCGTGACCATGTTTTTTATTCTTTTTAGCGGTTTCACTTAGCGTTTCTTTTCGCAAACAACCGCAAGATTTTGTAAGCCCTCTTGACACACTTTGAACATTTAGCGTAATTTCGTTTCCACACTCACATTTACAAACTAACTTTCTTTTTGGTCTAGGCCCATCTTTATTGTATATATGCCCTATGACAGTTAATCTTCCAAACTGTTTCAAATTATATTTTTCAAATACAAATTTATATGTTGTGTATAGTAGTTTTTTAGTCATTTTTTTATCCAAAAAGGGTGGGGTACTCACTTCTTTACGCTTTCCCCCGATACCTACTTGCTCCGTGATGCTTTCGGTATTAAAGATTGTTCTTGATCTGATAGACCCTTAACAAGTGCTGGAAGCAATCCCAACTCTTTTG